CCGCCTTGTACTTCTTGGCAACGAGCTGAGCTTTACGTGCTGACCACTGACCTGCGCCAGTGCCATGGGTTGCTGCGGCTTTTACTTGAGACACAATCTTCTTGCGAAGACCGGGCTTTGTGTAATTGCCAGCAGCATTCACCTTCCCACCGTCTTTATATTGAGTAAAGTCGGTGTCATCACGGCGAGCCTTGCGCTTGCCCGTGGGCATTTTAGAGGGGGCAATATCCCCCATACCGCGACTCGCCATCATGGTTTTAGCACTTACCGCCGTAAGCCATGGCCTTGCCACCTTTTTTCATGCCCAGAGGGGTGCTACCCTTCATGGAAATCATGGTGCCTTTGGTTTTGCCTTTTGTGGCAACGCCGTCTTTGCTAGGAGCAGCAGTACGAACTGTGCCCATTTTAGCCTTGGTAATACCGTTGTTCTTTGTAGCCATGGTAGATCCACCTTTTGAAAATTTGCGGTCTTTGTCCGCAGTTGTAAACTCTTTGCCCACGGACTGTGGGACTCCTACTTTCTTAGCGAACTTTGGACTATTGGCCACAGCCGCCATGAAATTGTGTTGTTTTTTGCTAACCGAGGGCACTTCGCTGCTCCTTCATGAAGTCGTCGATCTTGCTCTCAAGTCTATCCAGTCTGGTCAAAACACGATTTATATCAGCGTGCATGTCATTCTTTGTGACAAACTTCTCAGCGTTCTCTTCGCGGGTTTTGCTCAAGAGAATACTCAAGCGCTTCACCTCATCGTGAGACACCTTTACCCAAAACATCAGAAGACCTGATGCAAAGGAAAGAATGACGTTCCAGACCATCAGTTCCATATCAGCAATTCCAAGCCCGAAGGCTCTTGTTTATGCGTGAGTTTGGATCTTTGGCTGTCTTCGCGCTGGTCAGCTTTTTCTTCATGCCTTCCATACGCGCGCAGAAAGAGTCGCGGCGTTTGCCGCCCTCTGGTTGAGGACGCTTCAATCCGGGCTTCCCGGGATTGGCCTTGTTGTACGAGGCCCGTCCCTTGGCGTTCAAGCCGCCCTTCTCGGACTTGCCCTCTTTGCGTTGCCATGCTGGTGACTTAGCCATAGAAAATTGTCACCGCGTCAGCGTTACCTGTGTCGCAGTAGACCCCATTCAAAGCTTTGATGCCTTCACCGGGAATAACCACAGTGTGTGCGCCAGAAGCGGTTACGCCTACTCTGAGAAGCACAGTTCCAGAAGCGGCGGAAGAGTTGTCATAGAAAGTAACAGGCGTTGCGCCGCCCGTACCCACAGAAACGTACGCACCCTTGATACGAACAGGGTATGTGACCATCGCCGCATCAGCAGTTGTATATGCGGCTTTTACGTCATATTGCATCGTCATAATCAATCTCCTTTAAAAACGGGGCCGAAGCCCCTTGGGTTGATTAGGAATCAGCGAATGGTGTAGCCACAGTGCCAGAACCGATAACGTTACCAGTCACCATGTACTTGTTGGCGGCAATAGCAACGATCTGAATCCATGTACCCGCAACACCGCCGGTAGTTGTACCGTTCAAGTTGATGAAATCGTTGGAAGAACCGTTGGCAGTAAAGCCAACAACAGCGCCAGAAGAGTCAGAATCCACAGAGATCACAGTACCAACATACAAGTCGCTAGAACCGGAAGTTGTACCGATCTTCAAAGAGCTTGTAGAGATGGTTGTGGGAACCCAGATTGTGTAAACAACGCCTTGGTTGTTGGCGGTGCTGGGGTCTTGGCCGGGGCCAGAAGTTGTGGGGTTAGCTGTGGTGTTGATGGTGGGCAGTGTCAATGTGACAGCCGCTGCCAAAGAACCGCCAACGCTGATGATACGACCGCCGTGATCGACAGGGTTCAACGTAGTGCTAGAAGTGATTGCTACAACAGAGGCAGGGCCTTGTTGATAAATACCGCCCAATGAACGTACTGGGCCTTGAAATGTAGTGCGTGCCATGTTTTTTCCTTACATGCAAGTTATGGTGCATCTGTCTGCATGTCGTCTAGCCGGAACTAGTCAGATACACCGGAGAGTCCGGATTGCTTGCAATATACACCAAATAAAAAACACATGCAACAAATAAAAAGGGCCCTTTTTAGGGGCCCTTTAGTGGCATTGTCTGGGATTCAAACCCAGCATCCTAGTCTTGTCGATCTGTGTGTACTCACCACACCGCCAATGCCGTACGCTTTAAGCGCCTGCTGAACCCCACATACCGAGAGGATCAGACCAGCCGAAGCTATAACGCTCACGAGCCTTGTAACGAACGTTACCTGTATCGAAGTCACCGTCCATGCTGTTTTGCAAGGCGATACGTTCGAAGTGCTTCATGCCGTTAGGCACGTCGGTAATCAAATACCAGCCGTTTAAGTCGGTCAAGAAGTGGTTAACAGTGTAACCTTCAGGGATTGCACCCATCTGCTTCAACGCGTTGATGTCGTTGTCAGCAGTAGAAACACGCAGTTCAGTGTCAAGCAAACGCTTAGCAACGAACATGAGTGATGGGGGAACAATCATCTTACGGGGCTTGGCGGCGATCAACAGACCGCGTTCATCAGTCCACGCAGCGATTTGAATCACAGCGTTTTCCAAGGAGGTTTCGTTCAAGTCAACACCAGTTGTTGGGCTGTTGTAGTTCACACCACCGTTAACGAGGGGGTGACCAACGCGAGCGCTAGAGCTGTTGTTACCGAACAAAGTGACGCCGTCACCACCCAAGTATGCGCCGTTGAAACCGTTGTTGATAACGGATGCGGCTTTAACTTGCTTGGTGTAAGACATAGCACGGGCCAAAGACTTCGTGTAACGAGCAGACAAGCTGTCGTACAAGTTATCTTCCACAGCTTCTTCCGTGATGGAGAAGCCAAGGGCGATAGTCTCGTGGTTGTAACGTGCTGTGAAGGCTTCCTGTGCGTTGTCATACGCAATGGCTTGACCCTCGTTCTTGACGGGAGCAGAACCAAAGCCAGCCAGCTTTGTCTCTTCTTCGAAGCTACGCTCAGATTTCTCTGTTTCGTAGATTTCTTTGTGCTCTTCGCCGTAGCGAGCGTATTCCATACCGAACAAAGCGTTCAGACCGGGGAGCAACTCTTTAAGTAGTTGTGCGCGTGAAATTGCCATGGTTAATTACTCCTGATTAAGCGATGCCGGTGGCGTTGCTATAAGAATGAACACCGACGTTAAACTTGACCAAAATGTCAGTTTTAGCGTCACCAACTGCTTGATCCGTGCCTTGAGCAAAACCAACGATACGGAATGCGTATGTAGATGTTGCAGCAGCCGTAGCGCTCACAGCGATTGTTGAGTTGCCAGAAGTTGTAGAACCTGTGCTGTTGGTTTGACCTTCAGCCAAGATAACGTTCTGACCCAATTCAGCCTGTGTGATAGGGCCGTCAGCTTGCACTTGGAACACAGCGCGGTCGTCATCAATGACGAAAGCAACAGCATTCAAAGCGTTAGCAGGGTAGTACTGTGAGAACACAGTCTGACCTTGTGTATTCACGTAAGAGCAACCGACAAAAATGCCGATTGTGCCCACGGGGAACACGTTACCAGATGTGCTACCAACGGTAGTCACGTTCTGGAGATAGCCTGCAACCAAAGCCACAACGTTACCGTTGTAGATGTTGGCGTTATAGCCAGCAGGAGTGATGAGGAATGAGCGAGTGCTACCAGCGTATGGTAGACCACCCAACTCGTTTACGGCACGGAAGCCGTAGGGAGAAGCGGTAGATGCCATTTAAGGACTCCTAAGTTTATTTAGAACCAGAACCAAACCCACCACGCGTTGATGACGACTTTCGTTCGGCAAACAACGGCATGCGCGGATCGTTTTGTCGCATGAAGTTATTGTCAACTGACTCCATCTGGTTTTGAGCTTGCTGGTCATAGTACTCATCCCGGGCACGGGCTTTTTCGGCTGCCATCTTGCAGAGCATGAGGCCGCCAATTTCCACGTTACCAGTCTTTTCGTTGCCCACCATCATCAATTCCGGATGGTCTTCTGCCTTCACCGGCTCCCAACCTTCACGCAT